GCTAACTTGGATTATCTTAATTCCTTTGAAGAAGTTGTGTTCTTGTTTGACCACGATGAAGCAGGTAGGGATGGTGCAAAAGCTTGTGCTAGATTAGTTAGAACTGGTAAAGCTAAGATTGGTGCTCTAGGTAGATACGGTAAAGATGCGTCTGATTATTTAGTTGCAGACAAAACTTATGAATTAGAGAAAGCAATATGGAATGCTGAGATGTACTCTCCTGCAGGTATTGTTAACTCTGCGGACACTTGGGACTTATTTAACGAGGACAGAAGAGAAGATTCTGTTCCTTACCCCGATTGTTTTGCTAATGTAAATAAAATGACATACGGCAGGAGGACTGGCGAATTAACTATATTTACTGCAGGAACAGGCTCTGGTAAGTCTACTTTTGTCAAAGAAGATATTTATCATCTTATTATGACAACAGACTACCAAATTGGCGTAGTGTCCCTTGAGGAGTCCATACGGGAGACTTTAGATGGAATCATTGGGGTACACTTGAATAAGAGAATAAACCTACCAGACGTAGAATTTGACCGCTCAGGAGCAGAAGGCTCTAAAGCATGGGAAGATGTTGCAGGTTCAGGTCGTTTGTTATTATTAGACCATCAAGGTTCTGTAAGTGACTCTTCTCTTATGGATAAGATAGAGTTTATGGCGGCATCTGGCTGTAAGTTTATATTTCTAGACCACATAACTATAGCAGTTAGTGAGGTTGACGGTAATGTAAACGAAGCTATGGATAAAGCTATGTCTGATCTTCTCAAGTTATGTAAGAAACATAATGTATGGATTGGAGTGGTCTCTCATTTGAGAAAGACTAGCGGAGGTAGTAAAACTTTTGAGGAAGGTGCATCTATAACTGAAGACTCGTTAAAAGGGTCAGGAAGTTTAAAACAGATAGCATTTCAAATCATCGGTTTTTCTAGAAATAAATACTCGGAGGACGAGGGTGAGCGACAGAGGGTTGGAATATCAGTGTTAAAGAACAGGTTTACAGGACATACAGGTCCAGCAGGTTCTGCAAGATATGACAACATAACTGGTCGTTTACACAGTACACCTTCTGAGTTTCAATAATTCACTGTGGAGGAGAGTTATGAGTACTGAAAGAAAATTTTACACTTTAGATGATGGCAGAGTTCTCACTATAGATGAGATAATGGCATTGACTGGGGTTAGTAAGAAAACAACGTGGGTGAGGTTACAGACTACTAGAAACTATGACGAGTTGGCTAAACCTACTGTTTTTATGAAGCAAGACAGAGGTCATAAAAACTATTTCGAAGACACCTACAAAGACTTAACATCAGAGCAATTTAAACTTTTATTTGGTAAATGGTCATGAAGAAATTAGTTTTTGATGTAGAGGCAAATGGTTTTATCAATGATGCTACTACTATTTGGTGTATCTCTACTTATGACATAATAAGCAAGGATACAATTACGTTTTCAAATGACAGTGACGATTGCCCTTCTTTAGAGGAGGGTCTTGAGTTGCTTGCAAATGCTGATGAATTAATAGGTCATAACATAATCATGTATGACATACCTTTACTGAAAAAACTTTTTAACTTTGAAACAACAGCTAGACTTGTTGACACTTTTCTTATGAGTCAATTGTTAAACTTTAACAGAACTCTTGGAAGATACAAAGGTAGACATGGTCTTGAGATGTGGGGAGAGCACTTTGGTGTTTTAAAACCACGTCAAGAACAGTGGCTAAGATTTGAGAAAGCCATGTTAAACAGGTGTGAGCAAGATGTCTTAATCAATGTAAGGGTGTTTCATTCTCTATTAAAAGAATTTAAAGAGTCTGGAGTGCCAAAAGAAGTTTTGAATCGTGAGTTTAGGATAGCTAAGATAAGTTCTGAACAAGTAAAGAATGGTTGGCTAGTTGACAAAGAACTTGCTGACAAACACATAAAGTTTTTGACTGAAGAGATTGACAAACTTAGAGATAAGATTGAACCTTTAATGCCACCTATACTTAAGTGTCCTGACTTTTGGGTCAGCAATTCTGAGTGTAATGAGATAATGAACACTGATGGTGTTGATTATCAGAAAGGACTAGTAGGAGGTAAGCAGTTAAGAAAGCCGATAGTCCCTAAATGGACTAAGGCAGGTAAACTTCATAAGCACATACAAGATTGGTTTGAGGACTATGAATGTATTGATTACATAAATAATACAAAAGGTTTACAAATAAATGGTCCATATTGTAGAGTTGAGATTACTCCTGCAAAGCTAACACAGACTGCAGAGGTAAAGAAACTGTTATTTAAACACGGTTGGAAACCTACAGAATGGAACACCAAAAGAGCCGAAGATGGTAGTTTAGTCAGAACTTCTGCGAAGTTAACAGAAGATTCATACAATTCCATACAAGGTGATCTTGGACAAGATATAGCTTTACACGCTGTTTACCAACACAGAAGAAACACATTGCAAAACCAAAAGAATAAAGACAGAGGTTGGCTTGGTGTTTGTAGAGATGATGGTAGATTAGAGTGTGTGCCTTTTACACTAGGTACCGCTACCGGAAGAATGTCACATAGAAATTTAGTGAACGTACCGGGAGCAAAAGCTGTCTTTGGTAAGGAAATGAGAAGTATCTTTATAGCACCAAAAGACAAAATACTGGTTGGATGTGACTTAGCATCTGCCCAGTTAAGACTATTAGCCTCAGCAATGGGTGACCCTAGGTATGTAGAAACAGTTACTACAGGCAAAGAAGAAGACGGCACAGATGTACACACTGTCAACCAAAAAGCCGCAGGGTTAAAAGATAGAAGTCAAGCAAAGACTTTTATATACGGGTTTCTGTTTGGCGCAAGTGCCGCAAAACTTGGAACTATTGTTGGTGGTAAATCTAAAGAAGGGACTGTACTTAAGACTAAGTTTTTAAGAACATTTCCACTTCTTAAGAAATTACAAGATAAGTTGATAAACGAGTTTAATAGGTCTGGTAACAGATTTATAACTGCTCAAGATGGTAGGAAGATACAAGTTGACTCTGAACATAAACTTCTTAATTACTTGTTACAAGGTAATGAAGCAATTTTAGCTAAAGAGTGGGCTATTGTATCGGATGGTCTTATTAAGAAAAATAATATAAATTGTAAGTTGTTAGCTATTATGCATGATGAGCAAAACTTTGAATGTGACAGAAAAGATGCAGATAAGCTGTCTAAAATACTAGAACAGTCTGCTAAGATTGCAGGTCAAAGATTAGGCTTTGATTGTCCAATGTCTGGCAATTCAAAGATAGGAGCAACTTGGTATGACATCCATTAATTATCAATTACTTAACACTGAGAATAGACTTCTTAGATCTTGTATAAAAGAAAGTCTAGAGGAAGAGTCAAACAAAGGGAAAGATGTAATGCAGTTAGCTGAGGCATTGACAAAATTCCACAGTTTGATAGAAGAGGACACTGAGTACTATGAAGGTTTTAGAATGTACTCAGATGTCCACAGAAGATATTTTGATAAACTTAAAAAGCTAGGGCTATTACCTGAAGCAAAAGAAAATTAAAATTAAAACAATTATTAGAGGAAATTACATGAAAAAATTAGCAACAGATTATCAAAATTTTATAGCCCTAAGCAGATATGCAAGGTGGTTGCCTGAGAAAAACAGGAGAGAGACTTGGGAAGAAACCGTAGCTCGATATTTCGATTTTATGGAGCAACACTTAAAAGAAAATACAGAACAAGAACTAGTCCCAAAAACTCGTAAAATTCTTGAAGAAGCTGTTCTTAATTTGGATGTAATGCCTAGTATGAGAGCGCTAATGACTGCAGGACCTGCGTTAGCTAAGAACCATATAGCAGGGTACAATTGCGCTTATCTAAGTGTAGACCATCCTAAAGCATTTGACGAATGCCTGTTTATACTTATGCACGGTACTGGTGTAGGCTTTAGTGTAGAAAGACAACATGTTAATAAATTACCTGAAGTTCCTGAAGAGCAAGTAGATGTAGAAGACACCATAGTAGTCCAAGATAGCAAAGAAGGATGGCAATCAGCTTTCCGTAAACTTATTACCTATCTCTATGACGGTGAGATGCCTAAGTGGGACTTTTCAAAAGTAAGACCAAAAGGGTCTAGACTTAAAACATTTGGCGGTAGAGCTAGTGGTCCAGAGCCTTTGATCGACTTGTTTCATTTTGCTACGAACATTTTTAAGGATGCTGGTGGTAGAAAACTTACCAGTTACGAGTGTCATCGTATGATGTGTAAAATTGCAGAGGTTGTTGTAGTTGGCGGTGTTAGGCGTAGTGCATTGATTTCTCTAAGTAATTTGACTGATGAGCGCATGCGTAATGCCAAGAGTGGTCAATGGTGGTCTGATACACCTGAGATGGCACTAAGCAATAACAGTGTGTGTTACACAGAAAAACCTGATATGGGTATCTTTATGAAAGAGTGGACATCACTGTACGAGTCTAAGTCAGGTGAGCGTGGTATCTTCAATAGAGAAGCCGCAATTAAGCAGGTAGCTTCTATTGGCAGAAGAGAAACTAATCACGACTTTGGTTGTAACCCTTGTAGTGAGATTATTCTTAGAGACGGTCAGTTCTGTAATCTAACAGAAGTAGTTATAAGAGCAGAAGACACTCAAAAAGATATACTTAGAAAAGTCAGATTGGCTACTATACTTGGAACATTCCAAGCCTCTCTTACAAACATTAAAAGATTACGACCTAAATGGGTTCACAATACAGAAGAGGAAGCACTACTAGGTGTGTCTCTTACTGGCATTATGGACAATTCGTTTATGAACGGTAGTAATACAGATAGAGGTTATTACGGTAAAAGAAATTTATCAGACTTCTTATCAGACCTTCGTAAAGAAACAGTTAAGGTCAACAAAGAGTGGTCAGGCTTATTAGGAATTAGTCAGGCTACTGCAACCACTGCTATCAAACCTAGCGGTACAGTAAGTCAACTAGTCGATTCAGCGTCCGGTATCCATACTAGACACAACGACTACTATTATCGCAGAGTGAGAGCAGATGCAAAAGATCCTATTGCAAGACTAATGGAAGACCAAGGTATACCCTGTGAGGCTGACGTGATGAAGCCTGAAAGTGTAAAGGTCTTTACATTTCCTACTAAGGCTCCAAAAGGTGCAGTCCTTAGAAACGACAGAAGTGCAATAGAACAGTTAGAGTTGTGGCTAACTTATCAAAGATACTATTGTGAACACAAACCAAGTGTCACAGTTAGTGTTAGAGAACACGAATGGATGGAAGTAGGCTCATGGGTCTATAAACATTTTGATGAAGTAAGTGGTGTATCTTTCTTACCTCATTCAGACCATTCATATCAACAAGCACCTTATGAGGATTGTACTAAGACAGAGTACGATACACTAGCTAAGACAATGCCTTCTTCTGTAGATTGGGACTTGATAAGTGAGTACGAGTTAACAGACACAACAATTGGCAATAAAACATTGGCATGTACAGGAAGTATATGTGAAATGGTTGACTTAGTTGAAGAAGAAAAGGAGATGGAATGAAATTATTATTAGTTTGTATTCTAGCTATTTTTTTAGCAAGTTGCGCTAGTTTTGAAGCAAAAATTGATGAAGCCCAGAGGCTTGAATGTACACCTGTCGATTCATTAGGATGTTCTGGTTGGAATTAAATGTCCGAACCAGACGTTCTAGTTTGTAGCAGTTGTGGGGATTCAAAAGAATCTTTCCAT